GAACAGCAGTATAAGAACCTTAAAAAGGGTCCGTTGGATGCTGGACAGAAGTGGGTAACAGATGTTTTAAGAGAATCGAGCAAAGACGTCGCAAAAAACTACACCACAAAGGCCCTAGGTAAAGGAGTCGATCAACTTATTGCCAAATGGCCCAAGAAGAAGTAGACCATGGCTTTATCGAACACCGCTACCCCAACATATTATGGAGAATTCAGACAAAAAGTCTTAGCTGGGGATATTCCCATCTGCAAAGAGATCTCTATGGAGATGAATCGTATCGATTCTCTCATTGCAAACCCAACTATATTTTACGACGACCAAGCCGTTAATGGGTTTATGGCTTTTTGTGAAAGCGAATGTGTCCTAACCGACGGTACAGACCTACATCTGCTAGACACATTTAAACTATGGGCAGAGCAGATATTTGGTTGGTATTACTTCGTCGAACGAAGTGTGTACGAACCAGGTAAAGACAATCACGGTGGACGATTTGTTCAGAAGAAGATTAAGAAGCGGTTAATAAACAAGCAGTACCTAATCATTGCTCGAGGTGCGGCAAAGTCAATGTATCTGTCGCTGTTGCAAAACTATTTTTTGAATGTTGATACATCAACGACACATCAGATCACAACGGCTCCGACAATGAAACAAGCCGAAGAAGTAATGTCACCAATACGAACGGCTATTACGCGCGCGCGTGGACCCCTATTCAAGTTTTTGACAGAGGGTTCCATACAAAACACCACGGGTTCAAAAGCTAATCGAGTTAAGCTGGCATCCACAAAGAAAGGAATTGAAAATTTCCTTACTGGATCCCTACTCGAAGTTCGTCCTATGTCAATAGATAAACTACAAGGTCTAAGACCAAAGGTTTCTGGAGTTGATGAATGGCTTTCTGGTGATGTCCGCGAAGATGTTGTTGGTGCTATAGAACAAGGTGCCTCTAAACTAGATGATTACTTAATTGTAGCCGTCAGTTCTGAGGGTACCGTTCGTAATAGTAGTGGCGACACTATAAAGATGGAACTGCTTGATATCTTGAAAGGCGATTACATTAATCCACACGTTTCTATCTGGTATTATAGATTGGATGACGTAAAAGAAGTTAATCAACCCGATCTATGGTTGAAAGCCAATCCAAATCTAGGAAAGACGGTGACATATGAGACGTATCAATTGGACGTCGAAAGAGCAGAAAACGCTCCGGCTGCTAGGAATGATATCCTGGCTAAAAGATTTGGAATCCCGATGGAAGGCTACACTTATTTCTTTACGTATGAGGAGACTATCCCACATCGTCACAGAGATTTTTGGAATCTTCCTTGCGCTCTGGGTGCTGATCTTTCACAGGGAGACGATTTCTGTGCGTTTGACTTTCTATTTCCCTTACCTTACGGTGGTTTTGGAGTAAAGACGCGTTCCTATATTTCCTCAAGAACATACACTAAACTTACTGGCGCTATGAGATTAAAGTATGATGATTTTCTAAAAGAAGGAACACTTCAAGTTATGGATGGAACAGTATTAGATGTAGATGGTGCCGTCTATGATGACTTAGAAAAACACATTGAAGAGAATGGGTATGATATTCGTGCCTTTGGATTCGATCCATACAACGCCAAAGAGTTTGTAGAGCGCTGGACACGTGAAAACGGTCCGTATGGCGTAGAGAAAGTTATCCAGGGAGCAAAGACAGAATCGGTTCCTTTAGGCGAATTGAAAGACTTAGCAGAAGACAAGTTGCTTTTGTTTGATGAGGAACTTATGTCCTTTTCTATGGGTAATGCTATAACCCTTGAAGATACAAATGGCAACAGAAAGCTTTTAAAGAAGCGATATAGCGACAAGATAGACAATGTTTCAGCCTTAATGGACGCATACGTTGCCTATAAAGCAAACAAAGAAGCATTTGAATAAGGAGGTCTCATGTGAATAACCGGTTCAATTTCGTAAAACGTTTGAGATCTGCTTGGAACGTTTTTCTAGATAGAAATGAGATAGACGATATTAAGGCTGTTACTGGTTCAGTATATAGTCGCCCAAATCATCGAAAAGTGCTTGTTGGTGGTAGTGAAAAGACCATCGTTGGTGCTATTTATAATCGAGTTTCTATTGACGTTTCTGCAATAAAGATTCGTCACGTTAGAGTAGATGAAAACGATAAGTACATAGAGACAATTGATTCCGGTCTAAATCATTGCCTTACAAAAGAAGCAAACATAGACCAAACGAGCAGAGCATTTTTCCAAGATGTGGTTCTCTCTTTATTTGACGAAGGAGTTGTGGCACTCGTGCCAGTAGACACCAACGTCGACATGACAAATAGGTACTCTTTTGATATTTTAACGATGAGAACTGCAAAAGTTATACAATGGTATCCTCATTATGTTCGTCTACGTCTCTATAACGATAACCGTGGCGAACGAGAAGATGTTACTTTGCACAAATCAAAAGTAGCTATCATTGAAAACCCGCTTTACTCCGTCATGAACGAGAGTAATTCAATAGTTAAGAGGTTAATCGCAAAATTAAACCTTTTAGACGCTATCGATGAACAAAGCGGATCTGGAAAACTAGATCTAATCGTTCAATTACCATATGTGGTAAAATCGTCAGCAAGAAGAGAACAAGCAGAAGCACGTAGAAAAGATCTACAAGATCAATTAAAGGATTCCCAATATGGAATTGCTTATGCTGACGGAACAGAAAAGATTATACAACTAAATCGCCCAGCAGAAAACAACTTAATGGGACAGATCGAGTACTTGACGAGAATGGCATACGCCCAGTTAGGTATTAGTGAAGCGATACTAAGTGGTACTGCTGATGAGAAAGAGCTACTTAACTACCACAACAGAACTGTTGAGCCAATTGTATCGGCTATTACGACAGAACTGTCAAGGAAGTTCCTTACAAAGACTGCTCAGACTCAAGGACAGACTGTGATGTACTTTAGAGACTTGTTCTCCATCGTTACTCCAGAACGTTTGGCTGATTTGGCTGATAAGCTTACGAGAAACGAGATCGCATCTCCTAATGACTTGCGCGCTGTCGTAGGATGGACACCAAGTAAGGCTCAAGGAGCCGATGAATTGCGTAATCGTAATCTCAATCAAGCCACGCAAGATGTAACGCCACCAAAAGAAGATCCAAACTCGATGGTGGACAACCAACAAGGAGAATAATTCAAAATGGCAGAAAACTTTGATTTTAGGGGATATGCCACTCGATACAATGTCCTTTGTGGTGATGGTCGAACCATTAAACCAGGCGCTTTTAAGCACATGGATGGGATGAAGATCCCTTTGGTTTGGTCACACGGACATACAGAAGTAAGCAACGTTCTGGGCCACGCGATTTTGGAACATCGCGACGATGGCGTTTATGCGTATGGTTACTTTAACAGTAGCGAGGCTGGCTTAGCAAGCAAAGAAGCTGTTCAACATAAAGATGTTGAGGCTCTTTCGATCTATGCTAACAAGTTAGTAGAACGGAATCACTTGGTTCATAGCGGACAGATCCGCGAATTGAGCCTTGTTCTCGCTGGCGCAAATCCTGGCGCATTCATTGAAGATGTTGGCTTTGCTCACGGCGACGACGCTGAAGATGAGGTGATCATCTACGGTGGTCAACAACTCGATGAAGAAAAGGAGAATGACGAAGTGAAACATTCTGAAAAGAAAGAAAACTCAAAACCCGAAGAAAAGAACGAAGAGGATGAGTTGGAACATGCAGACATGCCTAAAGCGGAAGACGAAATGACCGTTGGCGACGTATTTGACACATTGACCGATGTGCAGAAAAAAGTGGTATACGCTATGATCTCAGAAGCTCTTAACGGCGGCGACATGGCACAATCCGATGAAAAAGGAGAAAATTTCATGAAAGAAAACATCTTTGAGAACGGCAATGAAGACAACGGTGCGGTATTGTCCCACGCAGATGCGACAAAATTCGCCACCGAGGTGTTCAATGATATGGGCAAATACGGCTCATTCAAAGAATCGTTCTTAGCACATGCCGGTTCCTATGGTATCGACGACATCTCATATTTGTTCCCCGATGCGCGCACGCTCGACAACGAACCTACGTTCGATACTCGGCGTATGGGTTGGGTGCGAGGCTGGCTCTCTGGAACTCGCCACACACCATTCTCACGCATCAAGAAACTGTGGGCTGATCTCACCCCTGACGCCGCCCGCGCAAAAGGTTACATCACTG